AATTTGTATTCCATGTGCTTCCTTTGTTTTTATGTGTCTTAATTGACAAAGACATTATATCGTATAACCTAATATATATCAAGCTATACGATAGGTTTTTATTGATTATGCTGCCTTTAGTTTGTTGATGAATTTGTAAGGTCGGTCATAGTCACCGATTGCTATTTCTGTGTAATAGTTAGGGATGCTTCCGTAATCATAATCAAATGTAATTTCTTTCTCAGGCTCTACGCTTTCGATAATCGCTGCAATTTCAGCAAGCAGTTTTTTACCGTTCGCATCGTCTTCAGTTCTTGTGAAGCCGCCGTTAATTTTTGTAACAATCTCTTTAAAATCGATATCGCCACTTAAAACCACAACATTAACTTTCATGGCATTGAGTCGAGTTACTGAAAATTTAAATTTAGGGTAAGATTTTTTAATCGTGTTACGCATTAATTTAACTGTTTCGCTGGTTATATATGGCATTTTATTTCTCACTGTTGTTTTAATTAATGTGTCTCGATTCAATAAAGACAGTATATCGCATAAATCGATATATATCAAGCTATTCGATATATATTTAGATGATTAATTGATAGTTATTTGATCGCGCGGTTACACTGTTGATATAAAACGCTTAAAATGAAGAAAACACAGATTTTTACACAGTTTTTGTTGATAACTTTTTGGAGATTTCGTTGCCAATTCCTTTCCCTTTTGATTTTAAAAACCCTGATTACTGTGCTGTGTTTGAGTGGCGGCTTGAACGCTTAAGCCGCCTTAGAGCAAAGCCTGATTTACTTCCGGCACTTAAGGCGTTTTACAAAGAAGATCCGGCGCAGTTTATAATCGACTGGGGAATAACATCAGATCCACGTAATGTTGAGCGAGGTCTGCCAGCGCTTTCACCTTTCTTGCTATTCCCGCGTCAGGAAGAATGGGTGCGGTGGTTTATGGAGCGCTGGAAAAGCCGCGAGCCAGGTATTACGGATAAATCACGAGAGCTTGGATTAAGCTGGTTAACGGTTTGTACGGCAGCAACGATTTGTATATTTAATGACGGTATCGTTGCTGGTTTCGGTTCAAGAAAAGAGGAATATGTCGATAAAAAAGGAGACCCAAAATCACTGCTTTGGAAAGGCCGTCAGTTTATTTCCCATTTACCACGCGAGTTTAAAGGCGTTTGGACGGAAAAAAAACATAGTCCTTACATGCGCATTGAATTCCCCGAAACCGGAAGCGTTATTGCTGGTGAGTCCGGCGACGGGATCGGTCGGGGGGCGCGATCTTCTTTTTATGTTATCGATGAAAGTGCATTTATACCGCGAGCACACTTAATTGATGCGTCGCTATCACAAACAACAAACTGCCGAATTGATGTTTCAACGCCGTGCGGCATGACAAATAGCTTTGCAAGACGCAGACATAGCGGAAAAGTTCCGGTTTTTTCGATGCACTGGACGTGTGATCCTCGAAAGGATCAAGCGTGGTACGACCGAACATGTGAATTTATTGACGATCCGGTTGTAATAGCACAGGAAATTGATTTAGATTATTCAGCATCGATGGAAGGAATATTAATTCCCGCTATTTGGGTTCAATCATCATTAGACGCGCATATAAAGCTAGGAATTAAGCCGACAGGCGTCCGCAAGATAGGTTTTGATGTTGCAGACGAAGGTGGAGATAAAAATGCGGTATGCTTTAGACACGGCATTTTGATAGAAAATATTGTGCAATGGTCAGGAAAGGGAAGTGATATATATGACAGCGTCGAGAAAGTGTTCGGTTACTGCGATGATTTTGATTATTCTATCGTTGATTATGATGCAGACGGCTTGGGTGCTGGTGTCCGTGGCGATGCTCGCGTTGTAAACAAAAACAGATTAATAAAATCTCAAAGAAAAATATCATTTAATCCTTTTCGTGGTTCGGGTGCAGTGGTTGATCCTGAAGGGAATCCGTTTCAAGAAGCTGGCGAAGGAAAAGACAGAGAAAAAGGTCGTTCAAACGAAGATTTACTTAAGAATGCAAAAGCACAGGGATGGTGGGCATTGCGACGAAGGTTTCAGTTAACATACCGTGCGGTCGTTGAAAAACTTCCCTTTAATCCTGATGATATTATTTCGATTTCAAGCAAAGTACCGGAATGCAAAAAACTTATGGTAGAATTATCACAGCCTACCTATTCTCAGAACAATACCGGTAAAATTTTAGTTGATAAAATGCCCGATGGTTCTAAGAGTCCAAATTTAAGTGATGCGGCTATGATAGCTTTTGCACCTATTCGCAAAACCAACGCAGGGTTTTTCTCATGATAAAAGAGTTATTAAGTAAACTTGGTTACGAGCCAAAATCAAAAGAAAAACCGGCTGAAGTGAAGCCTGAAAAGCCGCGTCAAGTCTTTAGCACGGATTACAAAGACAATTCGCGAGAACGTTTAGAGCAATTATGGGATCATACATTCAAGAATCCTTACGGAAACGTAGAAGCGATGGACACGGCTTCAGGCACTAAAACAAAATTTGCCATGGATAATCAACTAAGCGCAAAAAACTCCTTTAGTGGGAATTTTGTTATCCCTGAAATTCAGGTGCTTTGGTACGCAAGTCAATCTTTTATCGGTTATCAACTTTGCGCCATGCTTTCTCAAAACTGGCTAATTTCTAAAGCTTGTTTGATGCCAGCCAAAGATGCGACACGAAACGGTTACGAAATATCAGTAAATAATGGCGAAAAAGTAGAGCCTGAAGTGCTGGACGCAATTAGAAAGCAAGACGAAGACTATAAACTTAATCAAAATCTGATTGAGTTTGTAAAAATGGGGCGAGTTTTTGGCATTAGAATCGCGATGTTTGTGGTGGAATCAGACGATCCCGATTATTACAAAAAGCCTTTCAACATCGACGGCGTTATGCCTGGCGCTTACAAAGGTATTTCGCAAATAGATCCTTATTGGATAACACCACAACTTGACGCAGATGCCGCAGGTAGCCCTGGCTCTATGGGATTCTATGAGCCAACGTGGTGGGTTTTAAACGGCAAGCCTATTCATAACACGCATCTAGTTATTTTCAGAACTGAAGAGCTCCCAGACATTCTCAAGCCAACGTATATTTATGGGGGCGTATCTATACCACAGAAGATTGCCGAACGCGTTTACGCCGCTGAACGCTGCGCAAATGAGGCTCCACTTTTAACGCTTACAAAAAGAACCGATGTAGTAAAAGCTGATATGTCGCAAGCGACAGCAGACTTTCCGGGATTTTCTGAGCGTATGCAACAATGGGTGTATAACCGTGATAATTACGGAATTAAAATGCTCGGGCTTGATGAAGAGATGGAGCAATTTGACACCAGTCTTTCGGATTTAGACGCGGTTATCATGACGCAATATCAGCTTGTTGCAGCGGCCAGTAACGTACCAGCAACCAAGTTATTAGGAACCGCCCCCAAAGGTTTTAACTCGACAGGTGAATTTGAAGAGTCTTCTTATCATGAAGAATTAGAATCCATTCAAACACACGATTTAAGCCCGCTCATCGAGCGGCATCATTTGTTATTAATACATTCTGAAATTGCTCCTGAATTTAATATCGAACCTTTTGACACAACGGTTACTTGGAATGAACTTGATGCAATGACGGGCAAAGAACAAGCCGAATTAAACCAAATGAAAGCCGAAGCTGGTCGAATTCTAATAGAATCGGGGGCGATAGATCCGGCAGAAGAACGCGAGCGGATTATGAGCGATCCAGAATCCGGCTACACCGGTTTAAATTTAGAACTCGATGAGACTGGGACAAGCGTGTTAAACGATACAGTGGGCGCGTAATGAATAAAATCCCGCTTACATCACGACGAAAAAAGTGGGCAAAAAACAGAAACGTGACATTAAAAGGCAATCGTTTAAATTATAACGCGGCGCAGCAAGAAAAATACGAACGTAGTTTAAAAAAATTAGTGCGCGACATGACAAACGATGTTCGCCAACAAGTGCTAAAACTTTTTAGAAGCCCAGTAAGTTTTGAATATTTTGATCAACAAGAAGTTGCGGCGGCAATGGATGCAAGCCTTGCAAGCCAAGCCCGAATGCTTACCAACTACCTGACTAAAAAATATACAATGCTGTTTGATACCAATGCAAAATCTTTATCTGAAAACATGGTCGAAGGCGCTATTAAATTGAGTCAGGTTAACCTTCAGTCGAGTTTAAAAAAATTAAGTGGCGGTCTTTCTTTAAAAACTGGTGTAGTGCCGGAGGGGATGAATGATGTCGTTCGAGCAAGTATTGAGGAGAATGTATCGCTTATTAAATCGATACCGGAAGAATATTTTAAAAACCTTACCGGTTCAGTTATGCGATCCATTACCACTGGACGCGGTTTGGCTGACTTGGAGCCAGAAATATCAAAATACGCTGGACAAACGGAAAGACGTGCTAAAAACATTGCATTAGATCAAACTAGAAAAGCTTACAACTCGGTAAACAAACAAAGAATGCAAGCAATCGGGGTCAAGCAGTTCGAGTGGGTTCACTCAGGCGGTTCACAAAAACCTAGGGAGTCTCACATACGAATTAGCGGAACAATATTTAATTTTGATAATTTGTATAATGAACAAGCGGCATTAAATGTTCCAGTGAGCGATCGCGGAATACCTGGTGAAGCCATATTTTGCCGTTGCACCATGATACCTGTGATAAAGTTTGACGATGAAGAAGAAGAATAGAAAATAACCGTGTGGCTTGTGGAGAATATAATGCCATTATCATCAGAAAAAATAGAGTCACCGCTTAATATGAGCATGAATAACATGCCTTCAGCTAGAGAAAACGACATTAACGGCTGGACGGAAATAAAAGGAAACCCAATCAGTAAGGTTGGAATTTTTCCGTATGCTGGATTTCAAATTAATTCTGAATTAGAACCCGAACAGATTTACATGGTTTATCGTCCGGAATCAGAATTAAACAATCCCGAAACTATACAATCTTTTAAATTATTACCTTGGACAGACGAGCATACCATGCTCGGTTCTGAGGATGATGGATTAACACCTGCGGAGAGAAAAGGTATCCATGGTGTTATTGGTGAAGACGTCTATTTTGAAGGGGAGCATCTCAAAGGAAATTTAAAAGTTTTTTCCGACGAGCTTGCTACTTTGATTGACTCCGGCAAGAAGGAGCTGTCCATCGGGTATCGCTGCTTGTACGATATGAGTCCAGGCGTGTACAATGGTGAAAAGTATGACT